GATTGGGTTTCTATGTATATGGACCTATACATCTTATTGGAGGTGACGCTCGTAGCGCTACTTCTATTATTCGGCAACTTGTCGACGCAGGGACACTCAGCAATTTACCGGGCGGCCTCAAAGCACGAGGCTTACGGGTCAAAGGAGATGACACACCAATCTCCCCAGGAGAGTTTAGAGACGTAGATGTACCTGGTGGCACTATTAAGGACAACATTATGTTGTTGCCTTACAAAGAGCCAAGCCAGACATTGATGGCATTGTTTAACCAAATCGTTCAGGAAGGCCGTTCATTTGTTTCCGCCGGAGACCTACAGGTATCTGATATGGGTGGTAATGCACCTGTTGGAACTACTTTGGCTATTTTGGAGCGCACGCTCAAGGTAATGTCGGCGATTCAAGCTCGTTTGCACTACTCAATGAAGGTTGAGTTCAATCTTCTTAAAACAATTATTGCAGATTACACAGATGAAGACTATGAGTATGAGCCTGAAGAAGGTTCGGCAGCGGCGAAGAAAAGTGACTACGATGACGTGGAGGTACTCCCGGTCAGTGACCCTAATGCGTCTACGATGGCGCAAAAGATTGTTCAGTACCAAGCAGTACTTCAATTGGCTCAGAGTGCGCCTCAGCTATACAACCTCCCGCTCTTACATCGTCAGATGATTGAGGTGTTAGGTATTAAGAACGCACAAAAACTTGTACCGATGGCAGATGACCAGAAGCCACAAGACCCGGTCACCGAGAACCAAAACATTCTCATGATGAAGCCAGTCAAAGCGTTTAGCTACCAAGACCATGAAGCGCACATCACCGTGCATATGGCTGCAATGCAAGACCCTAAGATTGTCGCACTACTCCAGAACAATCCGATGGCACAGCAACTGCAACAGCAGATGATGGCGCACGTCAATGAGCATATTGGGTTCCAGTATCGCATCGAGATTGAGAAGCAAATGGGTATGCCGTTGCCTCCACAACAAGTTGATGAGATGGGTGAAGAGCAGAATATTGGTATGGACCCACAAGTTGAAGCTCAACTTGCTCCGATGGTTGCCCAAGCTGCTCAGAAACTGTTAATGCAGAATCAACAACAAGCTAAGGCTGCTCAGGCCGCACAACAAGCTGCTGACCCACTGATTCAAATGCAACAGCAAGAACTCCAGCTTAAAGCTCAAGAGCAACAACGCAAGACCGCTAAAGACTTGGTTGATGCACAGCTGAAGATGAAGCAGCTCGAGATTGAGCAAGAGCGCATCCAGTCACAAGCTAAGATTGCCGCTGGTCAGATGATTGCTAACGCAGGTATGAGCCAACAGAAGTTAAAAGCTCAAAGTATTCAACGAGGTGGCGAGATATTTGCTAAAGCCTTAGAGAAAAAAGCTGAGATGAAGCATCAGAAAGAGCAACAGTTAGATAACCAGGCGCATCAGCGCATGTCCACTAACCAACAATCTAAGAAAAAGGAAACTAAAGAGTGACCGAATACCAATACCTAGCCCAAGAACTTGAGAAAGAGATTGGAGCTAGAGCCGACGCTATCGCTGACGGTAGCTGCAAAACGTATGACCAGTATCAAAATGCAGTAGGGATTATCCGTGGTCTTGCCCTCGCTGTAGATTTAATCAAAGACCGTGAGCAAAAACTAAAGGACTCAGATGAGTGAAATTATCATTAGCGACGCTTTAGGGAATTTATCCAAACTCCCAGAGAAAGTCGAAGATAAAGCAACACAACTTCAAAAACCTGCTGGCTACCATATTTTGTGTATGGTCCCACAAGTCGAAGAAGAGTATGACAGCGGGCTAATTAAGTCTGCCATTACACAACAACATGAGGAAATCTTGACACCCGTGCTGTTTGTTATGGACATCGGACCTGATGCCTATTTGGATAAGGAACGTTTTCCAAATGGACCGCTTTGTAAGATTGGTGACTTTGTATTGATTCGTCCTAATTCTGGTTCACGCCTTAAGATTCATGGCCGTGAGTTCCGAATTATTAATGATGACTCAGTTGAAGCCGTTGTTCAAGACCCCCGTGGGATTACACGTGCATAAGGAGATTTAAATGGCAACAGAAGAATTCGGCACAGTAACATTTGGTAAGGGCGGTAAAGTAATTCCTGTAGGTGAGGAAAGCGATACATTCCAGTTTCCAGATGAGATTGAGTCAACCCCAGAACCAGAAGCAAAAGCAGCTCCTGAGGTGGATATTGAGATTGTTGACGATACCCCCGAAGAAGACAAAAACCGTGAGCCTATGGATGAGTCCAAGGTCTTAGCGGCTGATGATGAAGATGATGAGCTACAGTCTTACGACAAAAAAGTTCAAAAGCGCATCAAAAAGCTGACTAAAGGTTACCATGACATCCGCCGTGAGAAGGACGAAGCGGTTAAGATGCGTGAAGAAGCACTCCGTGTAGCCCAATTCCTAGTAGAAGAGAACAAAAAGATTCAAGCAACTCTTCACGAAGGAAGCAAGATTTACATCGAACAGGGTAAAGGAGCTGCAGAAGCTGAGCTTAGTATGGCTAAAAAAGCCTATAAAGAAGCTTATGAAGCAGGTGATAGCGATGCGTTAGTTGAAGCACAACTAGCAATTTCAGAGGCAACTTTGAAGTTAGACCGTGCTAAAACTATGCAACCAATTGAGCCTAAGGAGCAGGAATACAATATTCCGCAAGTTACTCCAGAAGCACCAGCACAGGACCCCAAGTTAACAAAATGGCTTGATGCAAATGACTGGTACGGTGGTGAAACTCCTGAAGAAGATGAGATGACTGGTCTTGCAATTACCATTCATAACCGTCTTGCGAGAGAATTTGGTGAAAAATATGTTGGAACTGATGAGTATTATTCTAAAATCAGTGATACAATCCGCAAAAGATTCCCCGATTATTTCGGAGCAGATGAAGAATCACAAGTTGCAGAAGTACAAAAAACTCCGGTTAAAACCCGTGCAAAGCCCGCTGCAAGTGTCGTAGCTCCTGCTACCCGCTCAGTTGCCCCCAAGAAAGTCCAATTAACGCCTACTCAGGTACAGATTGCTAAGCGCTTAGGTGTGCCTCTAGAACTGTATGCCAAGAAGGTTGCCGAACAAATGAATGGAGATAGATAATGGTTAAGAAAACAACCCGTGATGCAGAAGTACGTGAAACTGAAATGCGCCCAATCGACAGATGGACACCTCCTCAGTTACTACCAACACCAGAACCCCGTGAAGGCTGGGCTCACCGTTGGGTAAGAACTTCCACATTAGGTTCAGCTGACCCAATGAATGTCTCCGCAAAGCGTAGGGAAGGTTTTGAGCCTGTTAAGGCTGAAGATTATCCTGAACTTATGAGCCATGCTTCTGTCGATGGACAGTTCAAAGGTTCAATAGAAATTGGTGGTTTAGTTTTATGTCGTGCTCCAGCAGAGTTTATGGAACAGCGAGCTGCTCATTACAGCAAGTTGAACGAATCTCAAATGGAGTCCGTGGATAACAACTTCTTGTCGCAAAATGACCCACGTATGCCTTTGTTTAAAGACAGAGCTACTAAAGTTACTTTCGGTAAGGGAAGTTAATTTTAATTTAATTTAAGGAGCTTTTTATGAGCACAGTAGCAGCCCCCTACGGGCTAAAACCGCTCAGTTTAATTGGCGGACAATCCTTTACTGGCGGAACAATCCGTGAGTATTTGATGACCACAAATAACACTGCAGCAATCTTTAATGGTGACCTAGTACAGTTAGGCGCAGCAGTAGCAGGCCAACCAACTGTTGTTAGCACAACTCCAACAACCAGCACTGTTGGTTTAGTTGGCGTTTGCGTAGGCGTTCGTTATCAATTGGCTGGTCAGCAACTTGGCTATCCTTTGTATGCGCAATACTTACCAGCTAATGCAGTAACAGCCGGTTACACAAACATCTTCATTCGTGTAGTTGAAGACCCAGACCAGTTATACCAAGTTCAAGCCGCAGGTTCTGTTGGCTACGGTTCTATTGGTAAAACTGCAGCATTGGGCAACTTCGGTGGTTCTACAACCACTGGTAACGCTACAACATTCGTAACTGGTACTTTGTCCAGTGGCGCTTTGACTGTTAGCAATGCCTCTACAGCAGCAGTAAAAATCGTTGACTTGGTTAACTCCAGCTCAACATTCGGTGGTAACTTCCCATCGAACCCAGGCGATGCTTACACAGACTTAATCGTTAAGATTAACTTCGGTGTGCATTCTTATTACCAATCTGCCGGTACAACCGCTTAATAAAGGAGCTATAACATGGCTATTTCACGTTCACAGCTCCTCAAAGAGCTATTACCAGGACTTAACGCATTGTTCGGACTCGAGTATGCACGCTACGGCGAAGAGCATAAAGAGTTATACGAGACCGAATCTTCTGAGCGTTCATTCGAAGAAGAAACCAAGTTGTCAGGTTTCAGTGCAGCCCCAGTTAAAAACGAAGGCGGCGCTATCTCTTACGATAATGCACAAGAAGCATGGTCCACACGCTACTCACACGAAACCATCGCTTTAGGTTTCTCAATCACTGAAGAAGCGATTGAAGATAACTTGTACGACAGCTNNCACCAAGCAAGTTAAAGCTGCATCTGTATTGAACAACGGTTTCAACACTGGTGGTTCATACAACGGCGGCGACGGCGTATCTTTGTTCAACACTGCTCACCCATTGGTTTCTGGCGGTACTAACAGCAACACTGCTGCTACTCCTGTCGATTTAAACGAAACTTCTTTGGAAGCTGCTGTTATTCAAATCGCTGCTTGGACAGACGAGCGTGGTTTGCTCATCGCTGCTAAGCCTAAGAAATTGGTAGTTCCACCTGCATTGATGTTCGTTGCAACTCGTTTGCTCGAAACAAAACTGCGTGTTGGTACAACTGATAACGATATTAGCGCTATCAACAACAACGGTACAATCCCTGAAGGTTACACAGTTAACCACTTCTTGACCGACACAAACGGCTGGTTCTTGCTAACTGACGTTCCAAACGGTTTGAAGCACTTCGAGCGTACACCACTCCAGAATTCTATGGACGGTGACTTCGATACAGGTAACGTACGTTACAAGAGCCGTGAGCGTTATAGCTTCGGCTGGTCAGACCCACTCGGCGTCTGGGGCTCTTCAGGTTCTTAATCAGAACTTGAGCTGCATAAAAACCCCGCTCACAAGGCGGGGTTTTTTCTTTCTTCAAAATGATGTACTCGGTGGCAGTTAGCACAAAGCACGATACACTTTTCTATTTCTTTATAAGCTCTTTTAAATTGCCCGTTAGATACATATCTGTTTACGTCACCCTCTTTTGTATTGGGGTCTTCGTGGTGAAAGTCTAATGCAGCGTGGTGGCTAAATCCGCATTTTGTACATTTAAGAGTGGCCTTATATTCATCCCACTCTATTTTCTTATTTCTTCTGTACTTGGTATTAGCTAGTATTTGATTAGCTTTGTTCCTTACGTAGTGACTACGGCTGTACTCCAGCTGCTTTTGTTTTCTTACGCTCTCGTCTTTGTACGGCATCTTGATTTACCTTATATTTCCAGTACAACGCATTTTTAAAAGACCACGGATTAGCTGGAGTATATAACTTAAACCCTGCATTAATCAAAGAGTTGCTTGAAGCGGGGTTATTTGTTGTATCCGTGATACACCAGTTCCATCCTAACTTTCTTGCTTGTGCTAAGCGAGCTTTGATAAGGCGAAGTTGTAGACCATGTCCGGTATACCCATCCATTACCCCTGCCCTACATAAGTAACCTGTGTCTGTCCACTTCATCGAGCGTACGATACCCGCAAAACCTACAGGCTTTCCACATTCCGCATACGCAATCCACCAATGACCCCGTTCCGGTTGGTATGGAACATCGTCTGGCAATATTTTCTTTTGTAGAAAAAGTAGTGTGGTTTGAACTGACGGGACTCTGATGTCCACTTTCTTTACTGTGAATTTCATTACCCATAGCTCCCCAAATTATTTGTTTAAGAACACTCATTTTACCCAAAAATAGTGTTGCAAAAATTAAAAAAGAGGTATACTACGAGAAACCGGGAAAACCGGCTTATTAGACTGCCCCGGCAGATACCATACAAACTAGTAAGCCTTATCGTATGGAGTTATATTATGGGATTTGCTACTCATTTAGGCCCTTGGCTATTAGGTACTGTTAAAAACACAACTGGCACTACAGCTGGTACTGTTCGTAATACAGGCGCAACTGTAGTTGCACAAACTATTCCTTTTACTTATACAGGTATTAACGCTGCATTGACTGGCACTGTAGGTGCTATCCCTGCTGGCGCCTGCGTAACTGGTGTTCAAATTATCACTTCTACAGTATTTAGCGCTGCTACTACTTTAAAAGTCACTATCGGTGGTGTAGATTTTGCTGCTGCTTCAACAATTACTTCTGTTGGTTCTATTACTCAGGCTTTGTCTGCTGGTTTTGCTCCTACAGCTGTGAACGTTGGTACAACAGATGCGTTGATTACTTACACAGCTACTGAAGGCGCTACATTGACTACAGGTGCTGCTACTGTTGTTATTACTTACGTAGTTCGTGATTCAAACGGTAACGCAAACCCACCTGCTAACCAACAGTAATTAATCCCAGGGGGCTTTGGCCCCCTATTTTGAAAATTTAGGAGATTAATTATGACAATGCAATATGACGTTAAATCCACGGCTATAGCTGCTGCAGCTACTAACGCTGCTGTGTTTGCTGGACCTGCTCGTATCAAAGGTTTATTGGTATATGTCCCTGCGGCAGGTGGCACTATGACTTTGCAAGATGGTTCTGGTGGTACAGTTAAGTTTAGCGTTGTAGCTCCACCGGTTGATGGCGCTGTAAACGTTATTATCCCTGGGGAGGGTATTCGTTGCGATGCTGGTATGTATGCGACAACAGCTGCAAAACAGAATGTCAGAGTA